AGTTTTGTACCGTACCCCTAACGGGAATGTAACAAAAACGTATACCAAAGCCTCACCAGAACCGGAAATTTGTGTTGCTGGTGTGAGCCCTTATGCGGGCCATACATACCACTTGGAATATGACACTTTCAAGGGATTGTGTGGCGCCCCACTGATCTCGTTGGGTACGAATAAATGCCTAGTGGGTGTACACTTAGCAGGAAGAACACCTAAAGATACCTTTGGAGCTTGTTCTATTATCCTCCAAGATGAGGTGTTAGTGGGCATACACTATTTACGCAATATTCCTTCTCTACAAAAATCCTTATCTGTAGAAGCGGGGGATGATATTAACTTCGAGACTACCGTAGCGGGGAATAAGGTCTTGTCCAAGGGCGAAGTGCATTACAAATGTCCTACTAAACATCTGCCTTTATACACCGACATGGAAGACAGGCAAATAGAGGTGCTCGGATCCTGTTTCGAAGCTTCTACGTTTAGATCAGAAGTTCGTATCTCATTAATAACGCATGATGTTGAGCGCATTATGGGCTGTCCCCAACTGTGGGGACCCCCTAAGGCAGAGTTTGAGACTGAACCTTATTATAAAGCCCTAGCGGGATATGGTAAGGCCTCTCTTGGCCCTTCGCCGAAAACTCTCGAGATGGCTATCATTGACTACACCACTCCATTATTGGAAGCTACTGCAGAATTTACTAGACATGTCCCTATGGTCCCACTAACTCCAGAGGAAACTATGGGTGGAATCTATGGACGAAGGTTTATTGACCCTATGCCTCGTAATAAATCTTGTGGATATGGTTTTAAGAGTAAATTGTCCGCACATTATGAATTGCTGGATGGTGTTGCAGAACTTAGTGACACACTCCAACAGGAGATTGATGCGGCGATGTTGTGTTATCGTCAGAATAAGAGATACAATTTTATCTACAAAGCTTCTTTGAAAGATGAGCCGACATTACTTACTAAAAAGAAAATACGTGTATTTACCGGAGCACCTGTGGCTCAGAAGTATATTATTCGCAAATATTTTCTACCACCCGCCACTATGTTGACTATATTCAGTGGTTTGAGCGAGCAAGCTGTGGGGATTAATGCCAGTGGCAGGGAGTGGGATGAATTGCATCACCACATCACGCAATTTGGCGATGATCGCATCATAGCTGGTGATTTCAAAGCTTATGACCAATCTTTACCAGTGAATGTAACTATCGCCACTATGCGCATTTTGATAGCCATAGCGGCAGCTGGAGGTTATAGTGAGGATGATTTAGCCATCATGGAAGCTGCTATACCAGATGTGGTTTCTGCTTACGTGGCCGTAAATGGCACATTGGTAAAACTCACCAAGGGTAACACTTCAGGCAATAATCTGACGGTATTTATCAATGGTATTGCCAATGCCCTTCTACACCGTTGTGCTTACTTTGATACCCTAGGGCTGACGGCCAGTCCATATAGGGAAAATGTAGTTAGTATGTTTTACGGAGATGATAGCTTAGGGGCTGTCCATAGTCGTTTAGGTGATAGTTACACTTGTGTTAATATTTCTGAACATATGTTAGTATATGGTTTAGAATACACCGCCCCTGATAAAACAC